TTGTATGCTTTGGGCATATCTCCCCCCAAAAGTCCGAGGTGTATAAAGTAAACCACCCAAAACCCCTATCTTTTGAGCCGAAGGCGACCGGTGGCTCTTGGACTCCCCGCCCTCACCTCCCTTATGGGTAGCCGAATGATATAGTCATTAGGCCCGATTCTTTTTTTTTGAGCGGTAGGTATTTACCAAAGAGTCTCTTCGGAGGGGATATGGAGCAGGGAAAACAGCAGAAAACCATATCATTAACCGCCGATACTGTCGCAATGGTGGCTAAGAAGGGCAAAGATTGGAACTTTAGTGGGTGGATTCGTGCCAGAATACGCCAAATGGATGAAGGAGTTGATCCAGTAGAGATTGATTTGATGAAAGAACACTACAAATTACAATTTAAAACACTATCAGCAGCAATAAATTATACAGTTAGCAAGGATATCACCCAAGAAATATACGATCGCTACAACCTCATGCTAAATCAAAGACGCCTGGAGGACTTTGAATGAAGATGTACATCAAAGAATCATATGTCTATCAGATAGAGGATGTACCAGGAGCGCGTAGATGGGTTGGTTGCAATGGTGAGGATTGTGGATATGAAAGAACCCTGGATGATTCTAACTTTTCTGGAAACCTTTTCAGAATGTTCAAAGTAAATGGAATGCAGATCTGTGAAGAATGTTTGAGATTATGGCATCTCGATCTACATCTGGCACTTATGGAAGATGATGAATAATGATTCCAACGAAAAGCAGGGACTACCAATGGGTAAAACCAAGACATGCGCCAGGTGTGCGCGTCTCAAGCGCGCTTAACCAGGCATTTCATTTTGTGAATTAACCAAAGTTTTGCAGTCTTGAACTTCTTCTGGCACTTCGGACATTGAATCATCACTTGCACATTCCGTTTGCTTTCTTCGAACAATTCTTGAAACCATTCTTTTTCCATGATCCATTCTTCTTTTTGAACTCTGGAGCCACTGCTTTGAACGCTTTCGAATACGCTTTGTTTCGTGCTGTTGGCTTTCGCTTTTGTTTATGAGTCTCTGGAACATTTACCCTGGCTTTTCCGAACTCAGGAAACTTCGCTTCCAGACGAGCTCTTTCTGCTGGATCGATCTCAGGTGGTATTCCTTGTTCTCGAACTTGTTGAAGCATTGCTTCGAGTCCGGCTCTATATCCATCAGTGTAACATTCTGGGCAGTCTTTCATTTTCATTTCCTCCTGGTATAACTCGCGAGTCTAATTCCCTCTCGAACAGACAGAGCCAGGCGACTCATCCGCGGATGGAGAATGGGATTGAACGGATTCGAGAACCATTTGTCGATGCATTTTATCATTCTACGATCTGCAGAGGCAGAACATCCTCCATCTGCGCATTGTTTATCGTGGGTTCTGGCACATCTATCCAACCAATCTACTGCTGGATAGTCCCAGGAACCTGTATAATCCTCTGCTGAGACGTTTTGACCGCCTGTCCAATTAGGTCCGACCCAATTGCCATGTATCCTAACCAGGTAATCACCTGGCTCAAGACGATAACTCGTTGGTGACCATTGCTGCGTACGCGCTTGAAGTTAGTTTAATTCTAGAACAAACCATTCTGAAATGAACTTGCTTTACGGCTAATTGATTGAGTGAATCAACAGCGAGGAATACATTGTCGGTTGCGACAAGCATCAAATTGTCTGCTTCAGTGTATGGAGACTCTGATCCAATGAAGTCCAGAACATGAGGACCACTGAACTCTGCAGCGCCACCGGTGATTACCAATTCTCTTCGAGAAATTAGGTTGGCACTGTTGGCGTTAACTATGCCGGTTTGGCTGGTGGAAGTTAACTGCATGTTCAATTTGCTGGAGGCGGCTGGAACTGAAGAAGGCTCAGCACTGGTCCAGTAAACCGCATGGACTACGATTCCTTCTTGATTTAGGCTATCCAAAGGCATCGAAATTTCCAATTGAGTGAAAGTATCAATGGCACTTTGTGTTAAATTACCGTTCACGAAAAACGGATCGCTTGTGACCTTGTATGCTTTGGGCATATCTCCCCCCAAAAGTCCGAGGTGTATAAAGTAAACCACCCAAAACCCCTATCTTTTGAGCCGAAGGCGACCGGTGGCTCTTGGACTCCCCGCCCTCACCTCCCTTATGG